TAAATTTAAATTTTAGTCAAGGTATTTATATGAATGAACAAGAAGCAATTTTTATTAACTCCATTAGATCTAAAATAAGCGAATACTTTATAGATACAGACATATTAAAGTGCTTAGAAGAATCTATTGGAAGATTTGCAGAAACAGTCTACAATGATGGTAGCATTGAAATAGTAGACATGGGTATAGAAAAATACCTTTGCACTATTTCCCCTCTTTATTTTATCTGTAGATATGGATGGATTCCATTTCCTGGCAAGGGTGAAATTCCATTTAATCTTTACTATTTTCAAAAAGAACTTTTGAAAGAAGCAAGCGACATAAAGAAGCTAGTGTTCTTAAAAACAAGACAGTGTATCCAAAAAGACAATTTTGTCATGACTAATAGAGGATATATGTCTATTAAAGACGTAAAAATTGGAGATAAAATAGAAACAATAATAGATAAGAGGTCATCTTTTACTTTAATTGAAGATTTTATTCCGCAAGGTAAAAAAGAAATATGTAGAATACTTATTAATTCTGGAACTGAAGTAAAATGTACTTTAGATCATCAATTACTTACAAAAAAAGGATGGAAAGAGGCCCAAGAACTAACTCTTCAAGATGAAATAGTTTCTATTATAAATAAAGGAAAATTTGGAAATTTTGAGTTAGAACATAAAGAATTCGCTGCTTTAATAGGTTATTATTTAGCAGATGGTACTGCCCAAAAACCACAATTTACTAATACTAATATAGATTATATAAATGAAATGACAAAAATTGGAAAATTATTTGAAGATTGTAATCCATATATCAATACGCACCCACGGAAAGAAAATAGACAGCAAGCGTATGACGTTAGGTTTGTTTCCAAAAAAGGAATTTCAAATAAAAATATAAAAGAATTTTTTAGTAGATTTGAATTAGATGTTTTATCTGATAATAGATGTTTAACAAATGATTTAATGAATTTAGATGAAAAACAAATGTCAATTTTGCTAAATAGACTATATGCTGGTGATGGATGGATTTCTTACCAAAAAGATAAAAGAAGGCCAAATTATATTCAATATGAAATAGGCTTCGGTTCTCCTTGTTATAAACTTATAAAACAAATAGAATATATACTACAAACAAAGTATGGCATTCACTGCTTTATTATGAAATGCTTTGATAAAAGAAATAAAAACGGAAAGAAATTTTGGAAATTAAAGGTTTCTCAAAAAAAATCTGTTATAGACTTTATTAATAAAATTGGAATAAAAGGAAAAACTGATAAAGAAGAAATTGTTAATTTAATCTCTAAGGAAAGGCCATATAATACTAATCAAAGTTTTGAAAAAGTAAGAAAGATAGAACTCTTAAAAGAAAAAGAGGATGTGTATGATATAACAACTGAAAGCTCTGATTTTTTAACTAACGGATTATTAGTACATAATTGCGGAATCTCAACTCTTATATCTATCTACTGTTTATGGAAGGCAAATTTTCATACCTCAGAAGCAATTGATGTTGTTTCTACCACACAAAAAAAGGCACGAAACTTTGCTTCAAAGATGGACCCAACCATAAAAAAACTTCCTGCCTTTTTATCAACCCCAATAATACAAAAAAACCAAACAGACATTAAATGGGCAAATGGCTCTGTTGTAATATCTGAATCGGCATCACCCAGAGCCGGTCGTGGTGATTCACTTTCGTTATTAGTATTGGATGAAGCAGCACATTACTTATCTGACAATCTCACAAGAGGAATTATAGCAGCTGCTGGACCTACTCTATCTAAAACTGGCGGAGATATGGTAATAATCTCTACTCCACAAGGAACTTCTGGAACTGGTAGTTATTATTATGAGCAAGTTAACCAACTTCAAATAAGTGGAAACTCCAAAAGAGAAAAATTAGTAGAAATTGACTGGTGGGAAATTCCAGATGAACCAGATGCTGATGATACAAAGGGATATAACACTATACTAGACAAGGCCATTAATGAGAACTATTATCATAACACCAGTATAAGAAAAAAGTTTAGAGAATTTTTTGGACCTGTTGCCAAAGATTGGAAATATAATTCTTGGCTTAAGGCCCAGCATGATCTACTAGGAGACATTCTTTTTAAGCAAGAAATTGAACACAGCTTCATTATAAGCGCCGATCAAGTATTTACAGAAGAAATTCTTGAAAGAGCAAAAAATACAATTAAAGATCCATTATTTGAAAACTCATTGGGCAAACATCAAATCCAAGGACTTTGGATTTGGCAACTTCCCGTTCCAAAACATCGTTATATAATGGGTTGCGATGTTGGAAAAGGAACCTCAAAGGACTTTTCTTCTCTGCAAGTTATGGATGTAGAAAATTATGAACAAGTGGCTGAATATAAAGCAAGAATAAGCACAAAATTATTTGGGCGATTGGTAAAAACCATAGCTAGGTATTATAATCAGGCATATACAGTAATTGAATCTAACGGAATTGGAGAAGCCGTGTTCAATGAAGTATATAATCATGATACTGACCCATATGACAACGTTTATAAACAGAAAAGAACCAAGGATGGAAAAACAATAATGACTGGATGGGACACGACTGTCAAAACCAGAATGTTGATGACTAATTCAGTAATAGATTGGTTTTCTGTTGATGAACTTTGGGAAGAGATAAAAATGTATTCAAGGCGTTTATGGCAAGAATTAACAACTTGGGTATGGAAGAATGGTCGTGCTGACCACGCAGATAATGCTCATGATGACACTATTATAGCACTTGGCCTATGTTTAGCAATGAGAAACAAGGCAACTTCGTCTGGCGAGAGCTTTTTATTGGTCGAAGATGGCAGTTTAGTAGAATACGAAAGTAAAGATAAAGATGATGATAATTTAGACAGCACCCAAGCTTTCGACGTAGCTATGTCCGATGAAGAAGAAAGAAATGACTATATCAAAAAAGAGTATGGGTGCGATTTGGAGCACTACAATTGGTTGTTAAACTAAGAGAAGAATTTGAAGATACATTTAAGGCATATGATAAGACATTTCAAATATTTTCTAATCCAAAAAAATCAGAATTCGACGCAGTAGCATTAAGTATTAATGGTAAAAAATATGTTCGCTTCATAGCAAGTGAATCTAAGAGAAAAGTTTATGTTTTTTCTCCCGAAGTGCTTCACTATACTGCAAGTAATCAATTAGAATTAGATGGTAGCCCATTGGATAGTGGAAATTTTTGGGGAGTTGCCGAACAAAAAAGCGGCAAATGGGAACTCAAAGATTCAGACAGCATGAGAGCGCCAAGAATAGGGGAAAAATTTATAAACAAAATAGGAAAATGGAAATGGCTTAATTCGTATATTGATACTTCGGAATATGTCGAAAGAGTATCATCACATGGCCGCCCTGATTATCCATCAGATTCTATGGCCTTTCAGCCAGTAACGTTTAAAGAAATAGGAAAGAAAGTAAAATCTAGTATTGACAAAACAAAGGCAGTAAATTTCAAAAAACTTTCTAAAACAGAGAAAGAGGCTGTATTAAAAAGAGTTATGTCTAAAACAAAGAATACAAAAATGGATAAAATAGCAAAAAAATTTGGAAAATTGAAAGAAGAGTTTGTAGAAGGAAAAGGTGAATGGCAAGTTTTTATCAATCCAAAGCCATCTGAATTTGATGCCGTAGCTTCAAGAATTGGTGGAAAGAACTTTGTTCGTTTTATAGCAAGTCCTGCTAAAAAGAAAGTGTATGTTTTTTCTCCAAAAACTTTTCATAGATATATGAGTCGTCGATTAGGATTTGGAACTGAAGGTTATGAAAGAGATTTTTGGGGAGTTGCCGTTCAAGAAGGTTCTAAATGGATAATAGAACATTCAGATGCTGCTGGGTATGATACTAGTGCTTTAAGATTGGCAAATAAATCAGATAAATGGATTTGGTTTACTTCCTACATAAATCCAGATAAGTTTTTAAAGAAAATAAGGATGCGTGGCATTAAACAAGGTCAAGGCGGTCACTTAGAGCCAGACAGATTTAGATATGAAGGTAGAAGGCCAAAGAAAGAAATAGTTAAAGAAAAAATAGACAAAACAAAAGTCGAGAATTTTAAGAAGCTTTCTAAGACAGAGAAAGAGGCTGTATTAAAAAGAGTTATGTCTAAAACAAAGAATACAAAAATGGATAAAATGGCAAAAAAATATAAGAAAATATCTGAAAGTTTTCATGATATGCTGAAAAAAGATAACATTACTTATTCTATATATAAAAATCCTGGATACCAAGATTTAAAGCATCTTATTAAAGAAAACAAAAAAATTCATTATAAGAAAGGACACATGGTTTATAAGCCAGAAGATGAACGATATGTTAGATTTGTAATAGACATAAAAAAAGATGATGTCTATGTTTTTTCAGAACACTTATTGCATGAATACGCATGTAAAAAATTAAATATTCCTTATAATTTCGAAGGAGATGAAAATCTTCCATATATTTATGAAAGTGGTGTAGTTAATAAAGAAATGAAAATTAAAGTTAGTAAAAGAAAAAAGGAAATAATAAACAGTTATCCAAAACTTAAAAAAGTTAAGGAATTGATTAAATGACTTTAAAAACGTTACTAGAGGTCTTTGTAGATTTTGTAAAAGAGCATAATTTTACAGATAGTGAAACAAAGAAACCATTTGTCTTTCCCATCTATAAAAATCCTACTCCATCAGATTTAAGAAATTTATTAAAAGAAAACAGAAGTGTTTTAATGGAAAAGCATGGCAAACTTCTTCCTGGCGACGAAAATGAAATGCGTATTATTATAGACGTACCAAAAAAAGATTTATATATTTGTTCGCATTTTGTTCTACATGAGTATGTAGCCAAAAAATTGGGAATAAAATATGGCTTTGGTTATGGAGACAAAGATCGCATCTACGGTTATTGCACTGTAACAAAGGCCAATAAAATTATATTTGATGACAAAACTTTAAAGTCAATCAAAAAGAATAAATTAAATAAAATAGTGGACTATCATTATGACATTAAATAAATTGCTCGAAAGAGTAGGAGACACGGACTCCATTTTACCAAGAGAAAAAAGCGAACACTTAGCAATTAAATTGAAATTTATTTTCTCTACATATAAACCTGATTTTGAGCATCTTAAAATAATGACGAAAGAAGCACAAAAATTAGATTTAAACCTTACTTTAATGGCTGCTTTAATTGCTAACGAAAGTTCTTTTAGAAAAGATGTAAAGCATTATAATAGAGCTGGTTCTATGGATTATGGTTATTTTCAATTGAATAACAAATGGCACAAACAACACATAGGTAACTATAAAGCTCATATAAAGGCAGGAGCAGAACACTTAAAATGGTGCTTGAAAGTAAACGGAAATAATGAAGCAAAGGCTTTGTCGCAATATAACACTGGTTCACCAAATGGTACTGTTGGTGCTGCTTACGCCCAAAGAGTTTTTAAAATAAAAAAAGACATTGATAGACAGATTTATAAACCAATAACAAGGGATATGTTGGGTGAGGGCATAGAAGATGCAGAAAAATTTGCCGAAAAGCAACACGAAGGACAAACCAGGAGAGATGGAAGTCCTTATGTAGCTCACCCAAAAAGAGTCATGGGCTTGGTTCAAAAATATAAACAAAGCCATAAAATTGATGAACTTATGAAAGCAGCACTTCTACATGATACAATAGAAGATACTAAAACAACAGAAGAAGATTTAAAGAAAATGTTTGGTGGTTTAGTAGCTTCTTTGGTTAGAGAATTAACCTCTGATAAAAAAGAGGTAATGAAACAAGGCAAGGCAAACTATTTAACAAAAAAAATGATTAACATGACTGATTGGGCCTTGGTAATAAAATTATCTGACCGTTTAGATAATGTAAATGATTTAGAGACAACAGACAAAAAATTTAGAGACAAGTATACAAAAGAAACCTATAAGATTTTGAATACCTTAGAGAAGCAAAGAAAATTAACTGGGTCGCAAAAAAGATTGATTAATGCTATTAGAGACAAATTGATAAGAGAGCTATAATGGTTTATAAAAGTAAGATAACTCAGCGAAACATAAATAGATTAGTAGATGGAAGGGTTGGAGAGGGCGACGAAACAATGGTAAAGAAAATTGGAATTCGTTTGTCTGGAATGAAAGGTGCTGAGAAGAAATTGAAAGATAAAATGGGAAAGAACAGGAAAATTAAAATGAATGCTGCCGAAAAAGCTATGCAACGCATAGAAGATAAACTAACAGGTAAAGCAAAGGACAAGGAGTAATGGCAGATGTTGTATAACGGAAAGTATATTGAATTTGATGAAAAAAAATCCGCCTCTATTCAGGACCAAATAAATCAATCACAAGATTTAAAAACTGATTTAAAGTCAGATGTAAAACCAAAAGATGTTTTAAAAGACGATGCCAATTTAGAATATGGCAATTTCTCTTTATTTGATTCAGAAAAAGTTGGACTACAAGAAAGAAAAACTAGGTATCAATACTATATTGAGATGGATACTATGGAGTTCATCCATAGAGCATTAGAAGTAGTGGCAGATGATGGAACTCAAACAAATGAAGAAGGAAATAGCTTAAAGTTCTTTTCTAACGATGAAGATGTTAAAGAAACGCTGGAAGATTTATTTATAGAACGCTTGGATTTTAACAACGAACTATGGAACATCATCTATGAAACTATTAAGATGGGAGATAACTTTTTTGAAATAGTGCCAGACAGTTACGAAAAACCCAAGAAGATAGTTTATCTAAAATATTTAAGACCAGATAAAGTAGATAGAATAGAAAAAAATGGAAGATTATCGCACTATGAATATAAAACTGAGGAAGATAGAGAAAATAAAGAAGTTGGTATTGACATTCATACCAATAGAAAGCAAACTGAAGTAACTTATAAACTACAACCTTGGCAAATTATTCACTTCAAAATTACTGATAGAGAATACGACCCATATGGTGGTTCATTACTTAAATCAGGAGTTAAAACTTATAGACGCCTTGCTCTGTTAGAAGATGTAATGTTAGTATATAGAATAAGTCGAGCACCGGAAAGAAGAGTTTTCTACATAGATGTAGGAAATATGAATTATGCGGATTCAAAACGTTTCATGCAGAAAATCAAGAATCAATATAGAACTCAAAACTTTTTAGATGAAGAAGGAAACATTAACAAGAGGGCCAATATTCTTTCTATTACATCAGATATATTTGTTCCAACAAAGGACGGTGGCCAAGGAACAAAGATTGACACTTTACAAGGTGGAGAAGCTCTTAATAAAATTGATGACCTTAATTATTTTAAAAACAAAATTTTAAGAACAATGAATATACCACCAGCTTATTTAGGTGATGAAAGTGATAGAAGTAGAGGCGCTTTGTCTCAGATGGACATTAAGTTTGGTAGATTTATAGAACGAGTTCAAGCACAGATACTTAAAGGTGTAAATAAGATTGCTGCTTTGGAACTATTCTTTGCTGGAAAAAAGAAAGAAGATCTTTCTAACTTTTCAATTGAAATGACCCCTCCTTCTAATATAAAAGAGATAACAGAGATTGACCTTATCAATCAAAGAATGAATTTAATTTCAACTATGCAAGCCTTGGGTGTATTCAGTAATGAATATATGCTAAGAAACATATTAAAGCTTTCTGATAAAGAAATTGCTGACATTTTATTGCAGAAAAATATGGAAGCTCAACAAGCAGGAGCAGTTCCTGGAGCAGAAGCTGGAATGCCGGGAGCAGCGGGCGGAATGCCAGGAATGCCAGGAGCAGAAGCTGGAATTGGCGGACCCGAAGCCGGAATTGGTGGGGGCGCAACACCACCAGCGGGAGCAGCGGGAGCTGGGCCTTTGGCAGCAGATACAATTATCCAAGCTTTCGGTAAGGATTTCTTGATGGAAAACAAAGACGACTTTTTCAAAATGGTTAAGTATATAAAGGAAGACGTAAGAAATGACAAACTTCCTTTGTTTGAAGCGGTGTCAGATCTAATAAGATCTCCGGTTCCAAAAGCATCAAAGTCATCTAACAACATTCCACGAATGTTTATTATTAATGAATTCGGTGGCATCAACTTTGGAAACGGAGATGGTAAGAGAAAGATGAAACTTTATGATCATACTGATGATTATAAAGAGAAAGAAATCTTATTGGAGGACTAATATGAAATTAAGAAAAATGATCGAAGATGTTTTAGAAAGTAAGGAAAATCGAAAATATAAAGATGAAAACGGAAACTGGGTCTACGCTTATGACGCTGATCCAGTGTCTAAGAAAAAACGTACTACATATAAGACAGATAAAAAATGGATAGAAAAAGAAAAACAAGATAAAACTAAGAAAATAATAGAGAGTGATTTTACTTCAAGAAAAAAAGAGCGTAAGGAAAATTTTGAAAAAAATGTAAAAGGCTGGAAGCTAAAAAAGTGTCCAGCTTGTAATGGCACCGGTCATTATGATAGTGCTGGTAGTCCTAAATGCTCCACTTGTAATGGCACAGGAAAAGTAAAATTTAAACCGGATGAAGATTAATGAAATTAAGGGAAATAATCCAAGAAGCAATCACCCCAGAAGATGTTGGCAAGTGGAATATGGCTCAAATTAGAGCTTGGCAACAATTTATCAAAATTAACAATATGAAAGTCCAAGAAATGGGCGCAAAAGAAAGTTATAAAAAATTTGTTAGAAAGCATAATGCAAAAAGAATTAAAAAGCTTGATGAAAATGATATGGAGCTTCTTATGAAATATGCCTTATGGTTTCGAGAATTTTATATGAATCGAGGGAGAATTCCAACCTACAATGAGGCTCCTTCGTTGAAAACAATTACATCTTATCAAGGAAAAAGAAATGAGACTTATTAAGCGCTTTTCGAGACTTGAAAAGATAATAGAGAAGTGAAGAATGGAAAATCGTTCGACATACACAATTCAGACTCTACTAGAAGAACTGAAAGAAAAAATACCCTCGTTCATTGAGGGAATGATCTTTGAAACACTAAAGCCTATCTACCCAAGCTCCAAGGTTTTAAGAGAAAAGCGAAACATAACTCATAAAGAACTTCGCTTTACTAAACCGTTAGCAGTAGATAGGAAATCGAAATCTAAGTTTATAAAAGAAAATAGCCCATTGGCAGACTTTTTTAAAGACTCCTCACGTGGAGATTTTCTTAAAATAATTAAACTAAAAGATAATAAAGCATTATGCATAAACTTATCAATGAAAGAAGAATTTATTGATAAGTTTTACAAAGAGGAACTTATAACCGTTTCATTTGACATGATTGCCGATGGAACGGTAAAGCAAATGAAACGGAAAATAGATAAATACTTACAAGGAGATAAGTAATGGAAATCACTTTAAATGAATTTGAGAACCTGAATCTCTACTCGAATAAAAATCTGGAAAGAATTATAGCGTCAGTTGTAAATGAAAGCAGCAACGCAGTTCTTGTATCAACCTATGATGACTCGGTGGTTCTTTTGGACCACACAGACGGGCAATTTTATGTTGCAGACTATAATTTTGACAAGGAATCATTGGTTCTAAAACTTGAAAATTTTGAACCTGTTGAACTCTACAAGGAGAACACGGATTTCAAAGAAAGCGTATACGAATTCTTCGAAGACGAAGAAGCAACAGGCCACGAACTTGCCGAAAGTTATGTGGACAACGTGCTTGGACAAGAAAAGTTCATAAACGAACTCATCAATGATTCAATGAGCACAAAAGATTTCAGCGAAACAATTGATTATAGTATAATTAAGGAAGCCGTTGAGTCCGTAAAACTTGAATCAGTGAATACTAAACTTTTCACACAATACAAAGACAGGCTTGAAACTCACCCACTTTCTGAGGTTAAACTCTTTAATTGGAAAGATTCAGTAGTAGTTTCGTTAGCAGAAACTGAGAACGTTAAACTCGTTAACAAAAACGCCATTGAAAAAGCACACGACTTGTGGAAAAAAGAAAGTTTTAAAGAAGGCTTTAATGAAGCTTGCAAGACTTTCATCGAAGATGTTGAAGAAGGTGTGGAAAAAATTAAGGAAGTTTGCGAAGAACATCCACAAATTTTCTTCCTTGATACAGCAGACAGAAAAACCGTTTTTGGAAAAGCAATTCTTGGACTTAAAGATCTAAGAGAAGAATCAGAAGACCTTCTTAAAGGACTTGATCTTGTTTTTGAAAAATTCGATCTTGCTGAACTCAGAGAAGAATACCTGTCAGAAGCAGATATGGAAGAGCCAGAAGAAGGCGGAGATGGGGAAGCGAAAGATGCAGCTCCAGAAGCCGAAGCAACTGATCTTGAATCTATTGCCAAAGATCTCGAAGCCGTAGCAAAAAAAGTTGAGAACGAAGATGCTAAAGAAAAACTTGATGAAATAATCAAGAAACTAAAGAAAGGTGTTTCAGAAGGAACAAGACCTGAATTAGTTAAAGAAGCAGTTTCGTTACTCTTACTTTAAGGAGCGTATAATGGCAACAGTAAAAAGTTTTATAGACGAATCATTAGAAGAAGTTTGTGGCTCAAAGAAAAAAGATGATAATAAAAAAGTTTTAGAAGCTATGAAAGATGGCACTGCACCTGATGGAACTGGTCCTCATGGAAGAGGCAATGGTCCTGGCAAAGGAAAAGCAGATGGTAGTGGCATGAAGAAAGATGATAAGAAAGACAAGAACTATATGAAAAATTTGAGAGACATGAAAGACGACAAAAAAGCTGACAAGAAAAAGTCATCTAAGGCAAGCGATAAAAAGACTGAAAAGAAGACTGAAAAGAAGTCAGCAAAAAAGAAAGCGCCAGTGGGCGATTTTGCTAAAAAAGTCAAAGAATACGCAATTAAATTTAAGCCTGGACAGGTAACATAAGGAGAGTAAAATGATACAAGTACCAAGTTATTTCGAAGACTTTAACTATATAGAAAAGTATGATACTCTCGTAGAAGATACCAGTCAAGGAAAAAAACATATTCTTAGAGGAGTTCTTTCGAGAATAAATACTCCCAACAAGAATAAAAGAGTTTACCCTAAACAAGTAATGGAAGAATGTATTAAAGGCTTACAACCTCTAATTGAATCAAGAGGATTTGTAGGTGAATTAGATCATCCGCCAACTCCAAAAGTTAACATCCGTGGAATTTCTCACGTAATAACTAAAATTAGTTTGGCTCCAGATGGAGCGATAATTGGAGAGATGGAAGCGCTTGATACAGAATCTGGACGTGACCTTAAAAAACTTATGGAAGCTCATATAAGACTTGGAGTATCAACAAGAGGTATGGGCCAAGTAAAACCATATGACGGACCTTTAGGTGAAGGACTTGTAATGGTTCAACCTGGATATAAAATGAAAGCAATTGACATTGTTTTCGACCCAAGTGCCGGAACTTATCCTACACAAGTTGTTGAAGACACAGACATGAATATACTTCTTGGTGGGACAGCTTCTTTTTCACACGTTTGGGAAGACATTTTTGGAGGAAATGAATAATGGCTGAAGAAAAAAAAGAAAAAGAAAAAGGAAAAGTTATGAAAACCGAACTTTTGATAACGCTTGAGGGCGGAGAATCATTAGTTTTTCCACTTGAACAAATTATAGCTGAAAATATAAGAGGAGCCAAGGTTTTTTTGAAACTTAGGGACTCCAAATATATCAGCAGATTGTTAAACGCTGTCGGAGGCAAAGCAGTAACAAAAGATTCCGAACAAATCAAAAGCAGGTTGGAGTTAAGAAATATGGACAGAAAAGTCACTAAAGAAGATATTCTGCACAATGCTGGACTTATACTTAACGAAGAAGTTAGGGTAACTCCAACGGCAAAAAAAATTGATGATAAAATAACAGAGCTTGAGGATTACTTAGAAGAAAAGTCCGATGAACTTGAAAGTGCCCAAAAGAGTGCTATAAAAAAACTTATTTCAAAGTATAAATCTCTTTTGAGTGACATCGAATCTTTTAGCAGTAAAGCACAAGATGCGACAGAGGGCGCAATAGAGAAGGCCAAAGATAGTATTGATGATAAAGCAAAAGAAATCAAAGATTTTGCAACTGATTCAGCTTTTGATGGCATCGAAATAGTGAAAAATGTTGGTGGTTTTATTAAAGATGTAGTAAGTGGAATTGGCAAAGCTTTTAAAGACAGTGCCAAAAGATTTAAATAATTTGAAAGCCCCTTTTTTGGGGCTTTGCAAAGATAACTATTGTATGACCAACCATACATACACAAAAAAATACAAAAAATAATCTATAAGGAGAAATTACATGGCCGAAGAGAATATTTTGCAAATGGACCTTAGTGAAGGCGACGAACAACTTCTTAGAGAAAGCCTAGAAAACTGGAAAGAAGAAGTTTATGCTAAGCTTTTAGAAGAAGTCGAAGAAGTTAAGGAGCAAAAAATAGAAGAATTAGAAGAAGCCAATATTGAGTATAAAGAAGAACTCAAATCTGAGTTTGCTGATAAAATGCTTGGTGCTCTCAAAGAAATGCGAGAAGAAATTCGTGCAGAAATACTGTCCGAAATGCTTTCATCTAATCCTGAACTACAGATTCTTGAAAAAATTAAAGAACTTGTAGCACCAGCTATTAACGAAGATTATCTTGGTAATTTATATGCCGAAGAAATTCAAAAATTGGTGGAAGAGAACGAAACTCTTAAATACGAAAGAGACATTGACGAAGGTGCTAAGACTCTCGCAGAGCTTATTAGTCCTTTCGACGAACAAACTCAAAACATTATTCTAGCAGTTATTAAAGAAGGAAACCCTGAAGAAGTAACTGAACAATTCTATGAAATCATCGAAAGTATGAACATCGCTGAAGCGGACGACGAAGAAGATGACATGGAAGATGACGAAGATGACGAAGAAGATGAATACGACGAAGACGGTAAGAAGAAAAAGAAGAAAAAGAAGAAAAAGAAAAAATCAGAAGATGACGACTCCGAGGAAGATGACGAAGAAAAAGAAACCGATGAAGAGTACGAAGACGAAGATACTTTTGAATCTTATACCGACGACGGTGTAGAAGGACTAGAAGAAGATACCGAACCAAAAGCTAATCCTCTTATTGCAAGAATGAGAGAATTGACAGGTTAAAGTTTTTAACCATTTTTGGAGATAGGTAAAGATAAAAATGTATAAAAAATTATATGGAGGAAATATTTATGTCCTATTTCGATAAAGACGCCAGACTCGTAGAAGAAAAAAGAATAACTTCTAGATGGGAATGGATTACCGAAGGAATTGAAGATTACGATCTTAAAATTAATACCTCTATGGTTCTCGAAAATTCATATGACGCTATGGTTCAAGAAGGTCAGATTAGTTCTGGCTGGCTAGAATCAGAAATATTAAATGAAGGAGAACTTAATGAGGCTCCCCAACTTACGACATCTGTAGGAAGTAACTTGATTCCAAAAGTTATGTTCCCGATGATTCGAAGAGTTTTCCCTAGCCTAATGGCTAACAAACTTGTTTCTGTCCAGCCATTAACTGGACCAACTGGTGTAATCTATTACATGATTTACACTTTCTCAAATACTAAGGGTGGAATTACAGCAGCCGATGAATATTCAGCTTTACCACAAGCCGATACCCCTGCTTACGCTACTTTTTATTCGAGTGAAAAAATTGGACCGTTTACAGCTACAATCGCAGCTGCAAGCGACGACACCTTAATTGATTGTGGAGTAGAAATTTCTAGCTTATTGGGTCTTGTTTCGGCAAGCATCGATGTAAAGAGAATTGAAGTTTATAATGCAACAAGTCCTAACTTAAATGCTTATGATACTGTTTTGCAGGCAACTGCTGATACAATCAGTTTTACAACTACTGGAGCAAATGTGCAATTGGATGGAAGTGCTGGAGACATCACTCTCTTAGCTCAAGATGATTCAGACGCACCTTGGACAGCTGGAGACGAAGTAATTGTATACTTAGTATACAACCAAGAAAATTCAACTAAGATTCCTGAAATGGAATTCAGTATTGGTTCGGATACCGTAACCACAACTGAAAGAAAGTTGAAAATTAGATGGACTAAAGAATCTGAACAAGATATGAAGTCCTATCACAAAATTGACGTAGAAAGCGAACTTGTAAAAGCAGCTTCTATGGAAATGAACTATGAAGTTGACAGAGAGGTTCTTACTTTCATCGGCGACAGCGTTATTTCTGACCTTTCATTTTTACATGACTGGACAGCTGATGCTCCTGCTACTGGAAACAATGCTTCTGGTAACTTCCTTGATAGACACAGAGCTTTGACTCAGAAAATCTATCAAGTTAGCGCAAAAATTGCCCAATACAACAGACAGGGACCGGCTTCTTGGATGGTTGTATCTCCGCAAGTTGCTTCGATTATTTCGATGCTTCCTGACTTTAAAGGTGAAATCTCTGGTGGAACTTTTAATGTATTCGAAGCTGGTAAACTTGGAAGTGGAATGCAAGTATTTGTTGACCCTAACAGATATGGCTCAGACGCTAATGAAATTCTTGTTGGTTACAAGAGTAAAAGTACTGCTTATGGCGCTGGTGTCGTATACGCTCCGTATACAAACTGGATGTCAAATACGGTAACTCACCCGGACAGCTTCAATAGCATCAGAGGATTTTTCTCTCGATACGCACTGAAGTTAATTCCCAGAGGACAATATTTTTACGGAAAGATTAACCTCTTAAATTTTGGACTTTAATCTAAACTAATAGATAAATAAAGCCACCCTTTTGGGTGGCTTTTTTAATGTCTTCTCTTCTTTATATCAAGAGTATAATTTAAACACGGATTAATTTCACGTAAAGTCGCAATTGTTTTTAAGCGAGCTATATCCCTATAAAAACAACCTCTATGGCTATCTCTAATAATGTTACTAAATCTCGTGTTTTTATGAATTGTTTTATAAAAATTAGTACTTTCGTCAATCATTTTAATACTGATATGAGGCATTAATTTTAATTAGATGTGCTGGTAGAGAATGGATAGTATAAACATAATAATGATGGCGATTCATAGCACCGCAACTATATGCCGTATGATAATCATTTGAAAAAATTATGGCTCTTATAAAAGTTTCCTTAGAGTCACGTATGATTGTTGAGGGAGCGGCTATGTTCTTTTTCCCACCTTTCCCTGAATTTTTTTGCATTATTTTTTATCCATTCTATAAATATTTCGTCTTTATTTCTCGTATCCCCTTTTTTTCTACATAACAAAAGATATAAAAACATAAACTTCATTTCCAATTCTGTGCAACATTCTTCACTGCTCACTTTGAAACCTCGATAATTAAAGAAAAACTTCTAAGCTAACTTTAGCTTACCAAGCAATCCAAAACAATTCGCTTTATCATTGGACAAGCGAACCTTATCAATAAAAGTTCCTTCTGAAACTATCAATGTGTCTTTTTCTTTTTTGTAAAAAAGTTGTACGCAATTAGAATAAACATCAAATACTTTAAGTTTGTGTCTATCTGCAATCTTTTTTTCTAAACTATTAAATGTGTCCTTTAAATCACCTACTTCGATAAAGTTTTTATAAATGACAACTTTACCGTCATATTCTTCTTCCTTGTTTAAATCAACAAATTTTACTTGCATTGTACTTCCAACTCTTTTTCCTTTGAAACGAGACGTTTAATCATATCAACTGACATTTCTACTATATCCTCAAAATTACCATCAACTTCTTTATAGATGTCGAATTCTTTTTGAGAAGTAATTCCTTCATCAGCATTATCTAATGTTATAGTGCCGCTGATTTTTCTTCTTTCCTTGAAAAATAAGACTTTCCACTTATCCTTTCTTGAATCTTCTTTTCCATCTTCTAAGAGAAGAAGAATAAATCCGTAATTTTCTGGTTGATAACCAGCCACAAAATCGTAATTCTTTCTTATATATTTTTCAAGTTCTGGATTTGGAATACACAGAGGGGTATCATCACCTTCCTTTGTATATACTAATTCGTTCATTGTTCCTCCTTATAAAGTGTAATCTTTCATAGATTTAGATTCAGTTCCCTTTAAGGAACTTTTTAATTTTTCTTTCATAATAACTTCGATGTCAACATATTTAACTTCGCCTGTATTGAAAATAAATATATTGATGTCGTCACAAATTCCCTTCAATACTGCATAAGAAACATTTGAGGCTTGCTCATTCAAGTATTTTACCATGGTAGAAAAATGGTCTTTTTGGTCAAATATATATTCTTTAAAAAACTCTAACATTTGCTCTTCTTCTGGAAGTTTGTAAGACAAAACTCTGTCAATTCTTCCTGGTCTTAGAAAGGCGGAATCAAACAAAGAGATTTTATTTGTAGTAAATATTGATACTACATTTTGAATCTCATCAACTCCATCAAGTGTATTGAGAATTTTTCCCAATATTTCATTTGGAGAATTTCCGGTATCTTCTCTTTCTCTTAAAATTGTATCGAAATCTTCGAATACAAAAATTTTCTTTTCACTTCTATAGTAATCACTAGATTCTTCAAAAAAGTGCGTTGGTGACTTGAAAGAAGTAAACATAACCTTATTGGCAAGAGCTTGTTCTTTCAACCACTTAAGAGATAAACTCTTTCCAGTTCCCGGAAGTCCTTCAATAACAATACCTCTCTTTAAAGGTATGTTCTTTGATTTACAAAACTCACGAAATTCTTCATTAAGAAGAAAATCTATGGTTTCTCTTTTCAAATAATCAAAGTCAAGCCCTATTATTGGACATGCAAAAGAATGGAAGTTTGCATTCTCTTCTCTTACTTGCAAAGCCCTCAATATAATAGGCATCAACTCGATTTTAGAAATAATAAAGTCATAACTTCTGCTTCTAGTAAATGGAGTTATAACTTTGAGAAATGTCATTCCTTCTATTGTACAAACATTACAATCGGTTAGTAGAGTTTTATCAATAGAAAAATCTTGATAAACAGAAGTCATAAACTGCATTCCGTTAGTTCCAAAAAAGTTTAGAGTTGGCTCTATAATTGGAGTAATTGTATCAACAAAATCTTCGTTGTTAGCAAAGAAACTAATTGCTATCTCTCTAACATCGGCAGAAGGGCTTTCATTAAAAAGAACTTTTCTAATTATTTTACCATAGTTCTCTATTACAAAATCAAGTTCGTCGTTCAAATTATTTCCTCTTTTATTTAATTATACAATTTTTTTTCATTTTTGTCAATTATCCATAGATAACGGTATTGGCATCACTATAAAGATTTGACTTGGTTCTCGTAAAAAATACAACATTCTTTAGGTTATTTTCATACACACCTAAATCCTTTTCTTTAAATTTTCCATAGAAAAAACCATCAGTCAGAACAAATAGTAACGGCAGACTTTTTCTACTTTGGGTAACAAACTTGACACCATTGGTATTTACTTTATAGTGACCATTTGTTGGCACAAAAATTTTGTTTAGATACTTAAATATACAATTAGGTATGGTTCCGCCTCCGCCTGATACCTTAAAATTTCTCCACTCACCACGTTTGTATGTTCTAAGTTCATCTTGAATGGCTCCGTCCCATTGTAATACAAGTATCTCGCCTTTCTTTGTGAATTCCATTTCTTTTGAAGCTGCATCAATTTCAGCAAAAAAAGTTCCCATTTCTTCTTTATTGAAAAAACAACTTCCGCTTGTATCAACTGCGAATATAATATAGGACTGTAAAGACTTTGTTAGTTCTATAAAATACTTTCCCAATATTCCATAGTTACTTTTTGCGTCCCAAGGATAATTTATTACACTCTTCTTTCTTTCCTTGGCAAAAGAGTTCTCAGAAATAAATAAATTCATTTTCTTATGAAGCATTTTTTTCCAATTTATTTTTGGCTTAAGAAGTTCTTCAAGTTTTTGAAGCAAGCTTCCATACCCATAACCCACAGAGCAGTCTTTACTTATTTTACTTGCCATTCTTTTTGCTTGGCTATGAAGTTTTTGCGTAAATATTTTTTCTTCTATAAAGCCATCTTCAATTTGTTCTTCGGTTAGTTCTTCGTGCTTATCAAAACCTCTATATTCAAATTCAAAATCAACAGTGACTGGCATTCCTTGTTCATTACCAAATATAACAGGTATAAGTTCGTCTTCTGTGTACTCCTTACTATTTTGTATTATAGCAACAGGAATAACTTTCGTGCTGTAAATTTTATCCATCATTTCATCTTCGGTCATTTCATTGACTTCAAATTTACCGTGGTCTACTCCAGTTATTTGTCCATAGGTATCAGTGCCTTTAATTCTAACAAAAGAACCTATTTTTAATAAATCACTTTTTTCAATCTTTTGTTTAAGCAGCCAATGATAAATTCTTTCTGTTACCAAAGCATCTTCTTTTAGTTTAGAGAATTCCTCTAAAAACTTTTTTGGAACTTCTACCGTCTTTGATATTTTTTCTGGCCTCAATTTATAATTAAAAGCCGTAGTGTTTATCTCATGATTGATAACTGCATCTTCTGCTACGTTTTTTACAAATCTATTTTCCAACGATTTTTTATACATTGTATGTCTTTTGAATATATGAAAAGCTTCATGTAGAATTAACCAGTAAAGTTGTTCTTTTGTAAGTTTTTCAATTCTTTCTGGCTTATAAATAAACTGAACTCTTCTATTTTTCATAGTTACTCCAGCCATAAACGGACCCAATAAAGAACCATCTTCATCTGGAATAAAATCAGAGTTAATTATAAACAAATAAATAAGTGGCTCTTTGTCACTTAAATACATTGCGAGATTACTTATTCTATCTGGTCTTTCAAACATTTTTAAATTTCATCTTCGCCGGTATATTTATACCCGCTATAAGCATTGCGATATTTTTCTGATATGTCAAACAGATTATCATGTATCTTGGTGCTTACTTCTTGATTTTTTGAATAGTCAAGTGAGCGAATGAATACTGCTAAATCCTCTACGGAAATTTCATTGTCTTCAATAAAAGTAGATATATTGAGACATGGTTTCATTGGATTTTCTATATCTTGCATAGTATCAATAAAATAACCAACACCAAGAAGCAAATAAAGAATTACACCTCTTTTACTTTTTAGCTTCATAATCTTTTTTCTAAAAGCTGAGTAATTAAATAAGATATCTTCTGGTAAAATTCTGTTTTCTGCGAAATAAATATACCTTGTGATGATTTCTT